AGCAACCCTGCGCCAGTATTAAGAATTGTTATTGCTGTACCGTTAGGGAAAGCGTAGGTAGCGTCGGTAGGGATAGAAACGGTCTTAGTGCTCGCGTTGGTGGTAATGACGAGAACTTGATACTGATCCGTTGAGGCGAGCGTATACGTCGCTCCGCTTTGTGAGTTAAGGGTGTACGAAACGAGCCCGTTTACCATAGCGGCGGTAAGAACGTCTCCCGTAGCGGCGGGTAGTCCTGTTGGCATTGTTTACCTTCTTTCTAGGTTAATAGGATAGTACGTTTTGTCCCAATACTCCGTATTGTGAGTTCCCAATAATGAACGCGTCTATTATCGGTTCGGCCGTGGTAAAACGGGTAATCCAGCTTTGCGGAGTGATGGAGTGCGTTACGCCGAATATCTGTAAAGTTTTAGTAATGCTCGAACTTCCGGGCTGAGTCTGCGTTACGGTAATTGGGTCGAAATAGTCCAGGCTTAAAGCCGCCGCAATCCCGCTGTTGTAGTCGGGCGTGTAAAGGTTGAGGGTTATCGAGTCGCAACGGATAGAGGTATCTTTTCGACTTGCCACGTATGCCCGGGCGTAGTTATTGGCCTCGGTCGTCGTCTGCATTAAAAGCCCGGTTACGTCGTAACTATGGAGAAAGTACGTGTTTACACTTGTCGAGTCGGTGTAGCTCTGAGTCGCTAACCCGGTCGCGGTTACGTTGGCTTGATTAAAGATTTGTGCGTCATTTAGTACCCAGTCGGCGTTGGAGTATCGAATACCGACCCCACTATCTACGAAAGCCGTCGGGGTACCACCGATAGAGCTACTGGTAACCGTGCGATCTTGAAAGACTACCTCTCCCTCGGCGTTGACGTAGAAAGCCCCGTACTCGGTCGTCGCGACCGTTTGGAGAGCTGAGAGAGCAGTACGAGCCGTCCCGGGGTCTGCCTGTACCGTGGTCTGCCCGGTATCTATATCTCGCATACCAGTAGGCCAAGAGATTTGGTTGAGAATATCGGTTATACGTGCGCCGGCCGTTTCTCCGGCGGTTGCACCGCTAACAGTAGAGACGGTCGCAAGGTTGAGAAGCTGAAACGCGTCTAGGGCGGTTATAGTGGTAGTGGAAACCTCGCCGACGAATTGGCTTTGCCGGTAGTTGTAGCCGGTGATATAACCGCTAAAAACGCTATACCCTAGCCCAGTATTAGTATCGGTAGCGCTTATCTGTATTTTACGGAGCGGCAAGAGATAGCCGTAATAGGGCGAGGCGGTATTTTGAGGGTTAAAGTCTCCGTTTTGATCCGCTAGGACTACGGTCGCCGTTCCAGTCTGAAATACGTCGGTGAGGAGATTACGACCTCGGGTTGTCTGGGCGGTCTGCACTTGATTAGAAACGTCTACGACGAGGCTCGCGCTGTCGGCGAGTACGTTCGTCCCCAATATGCCATATCCCACGATAAAGGCTTGGCCGAATGAAGCCCCCGAGGAGAAGTTAATCGAAACGGAAAGATTAGGAAGCGCCATTAGATAAACCCGGCGGGAGTTGTCGTACCTCCGAAGCGCGTATAACGCGTCACCGCGTCGGCAATTAGATAAACGATTCTATTCTCGTCGGAGATTATGCCCGCGTCTACGTTGATATTTATATCTCCGCTTGATCCGTAGGTGCCATATTGCAAGCTCGAGGATACGCCCCCGCTTGGCGCGTTTGTTGCCGGAGGTGCGCTTTGCGCGTTGCCCGTGGGAGCGCCAAAAGAGCTAGGCACCATACCCACGCTACCGCCGGGAGTAATAACGTTTATATAGGCATTAAGCGGGTTAGACGCTAGCCACTCTTGAAGCGCTGTCAGTTCGCTCTTGCGCTTTTGGTTGGCCGCTGTATTAGCCGCCTCTACCTCTTTAATGCGGGCGAGCTCTGCCGCGGCCGCTTTCTTTTGTAAAGCCTCAAGCTCTACTAGAGCCTTCTCGTCGTCAGTTTTTGTTTCGCTCTTGAGTGCCTTCATAGCCAAAAGCCGGGCGCGATCCTCGTCGGATAGCTTGCCCTTAAGTGCGGCTTCTATGGCTATCGTTTCTTGGTCAAACTTGGCCGCTAATTTTTTACTTGCCGCTAATTGACGTTGCGCGTTAAGTTGATCTTTTGTTAAGCGAGTAACGGAAGCGGCTATTTTAAGTTCGCGCACTCGGTTAGCCATACGCTTATCTTCACTATATCGCGCGGCGGCTCCTAAAACGTCTCTACCGGCTTGGCTCCTAGCGCCAGCGGCAAAAGGTCTAAAACCACCAAACCCTGAAAGAGAAGCGCCGAATTGGGCAAAATCATCAGCAAGCCGTTGCAAAAAGTTTTTACTTGGTAAATTGGAGATTAAGCCTTCTCCTAATTTACCGCTGGCCTCGGCTACTTTGCCTACTGCATTAGCTAATCCCAGCATTGAATTAGTAACGTTATCTATACCACCGGCAGAGTCTACAATTCCCTGTAATGAGACAAGTAGAGACTTGCCAATAATCTCTTTTGCTTCACCTGCCGCGCGGCTTATTTTGCCTAGTTCGTTGGCATAACCAGCGTTTGCTCGTTTGGCTTGCCCTTGAAATAGGCTAGTTAATTCTTCTTGTATTAAATAAAAGTTATTAGTATCGAGAGTTGCTTTTGATACTCCCAAGTTTAACTTTTTAAGGCTTGTGAGATTACCAGTTTGTGCTTTTGCTAAAGCGTTTGTAACGGTAGAAAGCGAGTTAGTGCTCCCGGCGCTTACGTCAAGGGCAAGGTTTAATAAGTCTTGAGCTTGGCCAAGTGATCCAGTAACGCGGGTTAGCCGTTCGAGTTCAGGGCGTAATAATTCTTTAGTAACCCCGGTTAAATCTTCGCTACTTTTGATATAAGCGGCCACCGACGGGGAGGCAAAAGTTTTATTTAGGTTTTCTAGCGTGGCAAAAAGTCTGCGTTGGGCTTTGTCCTCGGCAATAGCGGCGGCTATTGACTTCTTAGCATAAATACCCGCGGCAGTAGTTAAACCGGCTACGGATAATTTACGGGCAAGCCCAAACTTTTTTACAACCGCGCTAAAATTATTTAAGTCTTTTGTGGCTTTACTAACCCCCGTACCGGAGTACGAGGTGACTATTGGGACTTCAATTACCATTAGGCCGCCAGCTTTTGATTAACCGAACGAACGTAACCCTGAATAATGGTTTCCATACGTTGAGCAACTCTTTTACGGTTATTGTAAGCCGAAAGCCAAACTAAACGCCCCTGTTTACCGATTACCGTCATACCGGAAGCATTTACAATATTTTCTATGAATTGCTGACCGGCTTTAGGGTTTTTGCTATGGCTTACATTTTTTGAGCTACTACGGGGGTTCCAGGGTTGGCCGTTTCTGTTTTTGCGCCCTGCCCACTCATAAACCATACCCGCCGGATTTGCATTGACCAGGAAATAGCCACGCTCTCGGTAATCGTTACCGCGCTGACGGTACCAACCTAATTTAGATCGGATACCAGTACGGACTTTGTTCGGGTTATATCGGAGACGGGTACCCCACTCACCTTTACCAGTTTTTTCCCAACCACTCATAGGAGCAGTAAAAGGCACCATACGGCGAGTCTGATTTACTAAATCTTTCATAACGACGTAAAGCTCTTTGTTCATACCGTCGATAACTTGTTTATCGAATTGCTTGAGATAGGCGACGGCTTCTTTAGCGCCTTCTATTTGTGCGATTACTGGCACGTTTCACCGCCTCCGCTCTATCGTGTAATACTCTAAAAACTGCCGCTAACATCTCCGGGCTTGCCTCGGCTAATGCTTGCGGTGCTATTCCTGTCTCTACTGCTATTGCCGCTATTTGGTACGTGAGCGTCTGTTGATCGCTCACCCACCTAAAGGGTCGCTCTCTGCTACCTCCACGGCTTTGAGAGTTTCGAGAAACGCGTCGCCGAACGGTGGGACTGTCTGCCCGGAGCGCTTAATCGCTTCCCAACATAAGTAGTAAACGTCGGTTTGTTTCTCGTCCTCTCTAAAAGCCCGGTTAATGCCTTTCTTGGCGTAAGCCTCAAAAGCTACTTCAATAGCCGGGGTAATCTCGTAATGTTCGACTACCCCGGTATTACGCGTGATTATTAACTTTGCCATTTTCTAGCCCTCTTTTCTTTTTAGGCCGGTGTGGTATCTATCATTACGTCGGTCGTGCAGTCGAAAGTAAAATCAACCGTGGCGACGTCGCCGATAGTTCCATTAACCGGGGTATAGCCGTTTACAAAACACGAGCCGGTGTACTTCGGGTTTGTGGTTCCCTCGGTTCCGGTGTTCGGTGCGATCTCAAAAGCGGCGGAGCTTCCCTTGAGTGAGTCGAGGACCGCGCGAGTAGAGCCCGCGGCTATTGCGGCCTGATCGAGGAAAAGAGTCCCGCTGATTTGATGAGCCGCTAGGCCCTTGAGATACTTCCGAGAGGCGTCGCCGCTTGCGGTAACGTCGAGTTGCTCGTAGTTGATATTTAGGCTAAGGGATTGTACGACGCTCGATAGGTCATACGTCCCCAACTTAAAGTAGGTATTTTGGGCGAAATAAACTGCCACTTTGTTACTCCTTATCTTTCTTAGTACGGGTCGAGATTATGGGCTCTTTGACGAGTTCCAATATCCCGGTTTTGATAAGGCCGGGGACGTCCCAACCCTCTAGCTGAGAATCGGTAAGAGTTCCACCCTGCCCGACTCCCGCAAGTTCATTCTCTGTGAGTATTTTATACGTTGCCATTGGTTAACTCCACCCTGTAATAATCTCGATAGGTAGTTCGGTCTGCAATAAATTACCGCTTGGGGTTTCCAATATGCCCGGGGCGCTAAAGTCTCCGACGTGAATCGTAAGAGTCGTAGCGGCGGCCATCTTTGCCATTAGAGCGACTATGTAATCTTCTATTTGCGTAAGGTTCCCCTGATTATCAAAGAGAGGGACGGCTAATAGAAGTTTGAAGCGTACGACCGGAGCTATGGCGAGCTTTTGATTACTTTGTACGCGGATATAGGGCTCGTCGGGAGCAATAGTTATGCTGTTCGCCGTTGGCGTAGGAGGCGGGTACGAGTAAACGTCCCATACTCCGGCGTTGGTTAGCGCGGTCTTGAGGTCGGCTCGTAGGGTGGTTATGGTCGCTGGCATTAGCCCGCCATACCGGAAGGCGCAAGATAAGGCGCAAGTATCCCGCGCACTTTGCCCAGGAGTGCGTTCCCGAGAGTGAATGGGCTCGGTAGGTATCCGTCAAT